TCACAATAAATCATGTGTTATTTTCGTATCTAATTCCACTCTTTTTTCATACATGGTATCGGTAAGAAAAGCGTCTTTCTGCCGCCCTTTCCAGCTTTCTGTGCTGCCGATGTATTCAGCAAGCAGCAAATCCGACATGCGGTTAAGCAACGGGTCGCCCACTCTTATTTCATAGAGTTTAGTTGCCTCTTCAATATAATTCTTTCGCCAGTCAAGCGACAACTCGCCAGCCTTAGCTAATTTTAACAGCGCAGTCAGTTCTTTGTCCAACTCTGTGCGCCATGTTTCTTCGTCGATTATTTTTCGCTCCTTTCCCATTTAAAATAAACCTTCATCAGCTTTTTTGCTGCGATAATTATATGCTCGCTAACAGTTGCATGTGCTACTCCGTACAACTCTTCGATGTCGCCGACCGTATGCCCATTTACAAGTCGTTCCCATAAAAACAGGCGCTGGCGACTTGTAAGCTTAGCTTCTGCGATGGCTTGCTCTAGCGTTAATTTATCCGCAATTGCTTCGGCAAAGTCGGCGCCTCGGAGATCGCAAGATTCGGTTTTTTGGTAGTTTAACAACACCTGTAAAGGCGAAGTGTAAATATATCCCCGCATTATTTACGACTCCCATTCATATCCTCAACCATGACAAGAGAAATGATTAATAGTAAAATAAATTCTGCTTCTGCAAGACTAAGAAAGCCGAAAGCGCGCAATAATACGGTAATGAAAATCATAGAAAAATAAAATGAACTTAATGTTTTAAACATTCAATCACTCTCCATCCAATTAATTAAATCATTCAAATAAAACTGCGCTTTCTTCAAGTCTTCTAAGCCGTTTTTATGTTCATAGCGCGAAACGTATTTAACAATATTCCCGACCGCATATGACGGATAATCAGATACTTTTGCCTTGATGTAATCTAGTGTTTCGATACCGCCTGCTGTGTAATGTGATGGGTTGTTTACGTTATCAGTATTTTGTTTTTTCATAGATACGGGTATTGAACTTTCAGTGTGAAATCTTGATAATTTTTCATTCAAAACAGTCTATCTATTAAAATTTAAAATGTGTGGTTAATCATAATCTTTTAAGTCATTATCAAGTTGTATTTGGTCTAATCTTTTATTGATAATTTCAATGTATTTTGGCTCTGTTTCAAACCCAACCCACTTACGATTATTCAGTTCACAAGCCACTGCAGTAGTGCCACTACCTAAACAATTATCGAGAACAATATCACCTTCATTAGTGTATGTACGAATTAGATATTCAAATAATGCAACAGGCTTCTGTGTAGGATGTAAACCTTGATATTCTTTTTTAAATTCAAGAACATTTGATTTTTTGTTTTCTCCTTCAAGATTAAATACTCTTTGATATTTCTTATTCATCTCTTTTAATTCAGCAAACGGTTTGAATTCTTTAAAATCACTTAGTCTAAATACAGCGGTTAATTCGTTATATGTTTCTTCTGTGCATAACTTAAATTGTGTGCTTTCCACATAAAAGAAATGTTCTGCCTTGCGGTGTCCTAACTTTTTATTTATTTCTTTTAGCGTGAGTCTGATATACTCCATTACAACTCTTGCGTATAACCTTAATGGATTTTTATTTTGTACATCATATTTTTTGTAAAAAACATTTATATCCTCAAAATAACTAACTGGTGCTTTTTTAGAGATTAATGCGTTAGCAAAATGGTCTTTTTTCCAAATCATTGGATAAGCAAACTCAATATTGTATGCTTTGTAGGTTCTCAACTCCGATGTATAAGGTTCTTGCGAGAACAGAACCATCATCCCGTTTTCTCGTAATATTCTTTCGTATTGCACAAAAAGTGCTTCTGTGTCCAATCTTTCATCCCATTGTGTAGTTTGATTTTTCCATCCATCAAGACCTGCATTTTTCATGGTTCCGTAAGGTAAATCACAGAGAATCAAATCAATACTTCCATCTGGAATTAATTTCATCCCTTCTAAGCAATCCATTTGATACGCTCTGTTTAATTCCAAACTTCCAAGTAATTCTTTACTCATTTATACACCTCATTTTCACCTTGAAGTTTCAAGATGTTGTTAGTTAATTTATTTGTTCGTTTCATAGGTTTTCACCCTCAAAGTTGCATACCCATAGATACTCCATTGGATGAAAATGCTTTCATGGCATTTGTAGCGCCACCGAACCACTTTGCAACTTCGTCTTGTTTCACTTTGTATTTTTCAATTGGTGTGTTGGGGTGTAAATATTTAGCATAAGAAAGACTCCCACAACTTACTCCTTCTTCCTCTATATGCACAACAGTATTTTGCTTATTCCGTTCCCAAAGCTCCGAGTCATATGACGGAATAACCTCTCCGAAAAACCAGCTATACCCTTCATTTTTCAATTTTCCCAACAATGCATCAAAATCTTCTTGTGTTTCTGTGTGATATATTTTCACTCGTCGGCACCCTCCATCTCATTTTTTACTGCTCTTTTTCGCAATAAACGTTCGTATTTTCGCCGTGCTTTCTTATCGCTTCCGCGGCACTCCTTGAATGAGGCGTCACGTGTGAATAGTAAATCGTTGTATACTCTATTACTTTTTTTACGGAAAAAGTTGTCGTAGGTCATCTACAATACCATGTATGGCGCAATAGATTCTACGCCATCTATGCATATTATTTTTCTTTTCTCTATGGATTCTATGGTTGGCAGAGACCCACGTTCTGCTGCATTTTTTAAAAAATAGTACATATTTTTGAACCCTAGCATATTATCAGTGTGGAATTGCACACGTTTTACTGGTATACGTAGTTCAACTAATTGTTTAACCAGCTCAAAACCATTCATAAATTCGTCACCCAAATCGTGGTCTAATGATAAAAGCTCGATAGTCGGATAATCATGCGCTTCACACCAACATAAAAAGGACTCGGCTGTTAAAAACGAATGAGTATACTTTTCGGGGGCTAATCGCAAGTCATCTATAAAAATGTTCATTGCGTACCATACCTCCATTCCGATTGTTTAATTAATAATTCGCCATTTCCCTGACTGCCTACCGAAGTTGGTTGCGCTGCTTTTATCTGACAACGCAATATCAAACTTACTGCCTTTTATTGCACCGCCACGATCGCGCACAATTGCCCGAATAACATTGCCATTTACCTCGATTTCCAGCTTCGTATTGAACGGAATTTCTGGCGGTGCTGCAACAATTTGGTAACCTTCGCAGGTTTGCGATTTATGTAAGTTGTCGCCTTTCGCTGTAACCCCGTTGCCCTGCATTGCGTGCTCACTAGTGTCTGTTGGCGGATAGTATGCCGTAAATTCCCCGGTTCGCCAATGCGTTTTAGCGCCTATTTGCTCTGTTTTAATGCTGGGGGCAGTATTAACCTTCGAGCTGCTTAATTGCTTTTTTAAACGCTCAATTTCCCGATTGCGTTCAGCAAGTTGTTGCTCTAATTCCTTGGCTTTGTCCGCATTTGCTTCGGCGTCGGATTGCCAGCTTGCTGCATTTGGCATGACTTGCTGGGCAACCTCGCTAGTTTCTTTTGCCGGAATTTGCGGACTGACTCCGGCGGACAGTGACGCGGTTATTAAAATACTTGCTATAATTGATTGGATAATTAGCCTCCTAAATGTCGCTTAATAGTGACTCAATTGCTGATACATTTGCGCCGCCTACATGACGCCTTACCTCAATAATTTGCCCCTCTTCGGTGCTTCGATATAAAACAAGGGTCGGCGTTGACTGCACACCACATGCGCGAAAAACTTCTTCGCCATCAATTTCTAATTTACGTTTTTCAAAAACTACATTTGCAGGTAGTTCGACTTGTTGAAGCGCTAGACTTGTCATAATGCAAGGACTACAGTTTTCTTTGCTAAACAACGATAAAATATAATAACTATTTTTCATTTTAGGACTCTCCTTCGTCATCTGTTAGCGCAACTAAGCCGCACAGCAACCCGACCGCTACCGCAACAAGTGCGAATGCTTCGACCGGAATAGCAGCAATTAAGCCGAAAATCGTGCCAAGCCAGCCAATGCCGACCAAAATAATGTAAACTAATGCTGTAAACATTAGCCAAACTAGTAAAAACAGTGAAACTTTATGTATATATTTCATTAAATCAATCCTTCCTTAACCGCTTTATATAGCGCTAGAGAACATGCGTCGCTTTCGTCGTCGCTGGCAAATTCGCCCTTAAAGGCTGTCCATTTACGCACTGAATCGGCGACTTCCTGCTTCGTTGCCTTACCGTTTCCGGCAACAGCTTTAAAGTGAGTGCCCGGCGTGATTGGCTCGTCTGTATAAACTAAGTCGAACACATTAAGCGCATGGTCCACCGCCGACCATGCCGCGAAAACAGGGGCGTTCTGCTTCCACGTGCGACCTTGAAACAGCTCGCGGACTACAAAGTCGAAGCCCTTGCCCCGGTTGCACTCAATAAAATGCACCGCCCACGCATACACGATTGAAGTGCGCACTGCTATGGAGTCTTTTGTTGTCGTTTTAATATTACTTTTGTCAATTATGGTAGCTTGACCGTTTCGGACTTCAATTAAGGCAGCGCCCGGCTGTCCGAGTGAAATGTCGAAAGCTAAAATGCGCACTGGCTTAATCATGTTCGCCGCTTTCTTTCACAGGCTCATAAACGGCGAGGTATTCGTCTTCCCAGCTGTCAAAATAAAAGTGCTCATCTATTGCGATATTAAAGAAAAAATCATTATCTAAATCTTTAGCTAATTCAGCGACTCGACGCACCCAGCTGCCCACACGCCCATCCATTTTATTTATTATTACAACGTCGTCAACTCGCGGCTCCCTATCGACTTTTATATACATTTTATCTTCGTACGGAATAAAGTTAGGTGTAATATTTCTTGCTAGTTGCTCTGCAGATACCTCTTCGTTTGTGGTCAACTCGCCAATTTCTATCGTGATATTGACGGGGATATATGCGGTAATATTTTTACTTTGTGCCATTTTTACCTCTCCTTTCAACTAAGTCTTCATATGCGTCAATAAGTTGCGTTTTTATATAATCGGGTTGGCTCGAAGCTTTAACTCGGCGCACATAAGTGCGAACCTCAGCAACTTCTTCGTCGGTAAGATACTTAGCTGTTGCGTCCTTAAAATTATTGAATGTCCAAGTATCAATTTCGAATGGGGGAGCCTGCCGCCGCTCGACTGCGTCAAGTACTTCCGCAAAATATTCGAAGAGCTGGTTGCGGTCATTGTCGTCGATGGAAATGCCGAAGCACTTTAGGTCAGGCGCTTCTTTGAATGTTTGAAACCAGTTTTTCTTACTTAAATTAACGTATAAAATTAAGTAATAATCTAGCGGCGCACCTGTGTTGGGATCGCGATACATATGCGAATATGCAACTGTTTGTTTAACATGCTTTTCGTCAGCTTCACGCATACTATAGTCGCTAGTCTTGCTATAAGTCGTTTGCTTCGATTTTATTTCGAGCCCAATGCGATACTGTTTGCCGTCGGAATCTGTATAAAGCATAATGCCATCGCAAGTTCCATATAGATTGAACCGGTGGTTTTTGTAGCTAACCGGCGTGCATTTCTTCGCAAAGTCCTCGAACACTGGCGTGCCGTTGTCGTTTTTTTCGAATACAAACGGCGGTTTCTTGCCGGTTTTCGCTTCGAAGTGTTTTTCGATAAACAATAAATCTCGTTGAATCATGTCGCCTGTTGCTGTTCCGATTGTGGTCCACCGTTTTTGGTGCGGTGGTTGTCCGCCAACGTCGCGTTTTGCGCCATTCTGCTTCATAAACAACTCGTGTTGACTGCTACCGCTCGAGGATGGGCTAAAATACGGCACACCTCGCTCCGGCCAGAGCTTCGGCGGGTTTGTATACCATTTGTGAATTTGCGAGTCCAGCTTATCGTCCCAAATTTCAGGCAAGCTATGATAATCATTCAATAAGTTAATAAATTCATCTGCAACTTTTTGTATATTTAAAATTAAACTTCGCTCTCCTTTTCCTTGAGTCGCTTACCAGCATTCCACATTTCTATCACAAATAACATCCCTTGCACCGCAGTTAGTGTGCCCTCTTGTTGCAAATTATCCAGCACTTCAGCTAACACACCGCTGATAAGCTCGGTTGTATCATCTGCACCTTCCTCGTAGCCCTTTTCAAACTCGGTTTTATCATTCAAAATAAAAACTCCTTTTTAATTATATTTTCTTTGCAGCTATAATTAAGTAGTTCATCATATAAGTTAGTGCCTACAACTTGAGAAATTTATCGGTAAAGATGTTTGTATCTGACAATGCTTCTTTTAGTGTAAAGTCCGTAACCTCGCCTAAACATGCAATAATATAAATTAATTCCGAAGTGGTAAATTCGATGTGATGTGTTTTATTTAAATCTAGGTACGGGCTAGTTCCATCTAAAACTCTCAAACCACTAGCTCCTTTCTAACTTGCGCTAATTTGTCGTGTAAAACAGGCGCCATCAAGGCACTTTCTTCATTCGAAGTCAGGCGTTTTTTTAATGTGCTCGTTAGCGGTTTTGTTGTTGCGCTACTGATGTGTCCGACCAAGTCTGTGCGGTTGCGGAATGTTTTTACAATAACTAACTCTAACAACTCATTTGTTTGTACATTTCGCACAATAAAGCGCTCTTTAACTTTGCTAAAATCCTGGTATGTTTGAAGCTCGTCAACTACCTCGTAAGCGTCTGTCTCGCTGATAGACAGTTTACCAGTTGTCCGCAGCGCCTCTAAATCGCGATTTTCAAGTTTTAATTTTGTCATTTAATAACCCCGTTTCTCCGTGAATTCTTGCCAGCGAACAGCGTCGCCCCAGCGTTCCATATATATTTCGACGTCGCTTTCATTTTCGACACCATCGAGCAAATAAGACTGTGTCATCACATTTACAAGCATGTCGCGCTCATGTTCTGTTATGTCAAGTGGGGCTTCGACAAGTATTTCGTCGTGAACGGTTGCAAGTTGCTTAAAGTCGCGCCCGTTCTGCCGCCATTCGGCTAACATTTCGCACATTTTGTTCATTGTGATTTTAGTCTGTATTGCCGCCTCACCTTGAATCGGCGCATTGGTGCTTTGTAAAAGCGGTCGGTAGTCTCCTTTCAATGCGTCAGGTAAACGCCTTTTGCGGCACTCTTTGCCAATCCACACAAACCCGTTGCGCTTCACAAATTGACGTTGTTCTTGTGCCCATTTTTTCAAGCGGGGCATTTGTTGCCCTAATTTTTCTTTTAATTCATGTGCCTCATCTTTTGATATACCTAGTTGCTCGCCCATTGTGCGGTCACCTGTGCCATAAATGTATGCAAGAAAGCCAGTTTTTGCACGCTTCCGCTCAACGCTATCTTTGTCTATTTCATCGTAATCTTTGTGATAGGCAATCGTTGCAAGGGCGATGTAAGGGTCTTTTCCTTCCCGGAACGCGTCCAGTAAAAACGGTTCTTGGACCTTCGCCGCAGCAATGCGCCCTTCTTGGTTTCCAAAATCGAGCCCAACAATCACTTTATTTTCCGGTGCAACAATTATTTTTCGGGCTTCGGCTGGCAAGTTTTGCGCATTAAATCCGCCGCTACTACTTAGCCGCCCCGTCTTTGCGCCGTTTGCGCGGTAGCTGGGGTGTAGTCTCCCCGTTTTTTCTTCGACTAACTTCGGTAACACACTTATGTATGTACTGTATAATTTTGCGTCCCCTTTGAATTTTAAGTATTTTTGAATAAGCGGAAATTGACCAGCTAGCGGTTTTAATACTTTCTTTGCGTCGACACTTTCCAGCTTCGTACCCGTCAATTTTTCTAGCTCAGGTTTAAGTTGTGCTGGACTGTTGATATTTATGCCGTCAAAAGCTTCTACAAGCTCATTCTCTAGCGTGCCAATTTCGTTCTTTAAGCGCTCAGCATATTCAGCTGCATACGCTTCATCTATTTTAAATCCAGTCGACTCCGTATCTAATATGGTCGAAACAAACGGCATTTCGACTTCGAAAAAATACTTTTCGAGGGATGGAAATCGTTTTAAATGTTTGTGTTGAAAATTCATTAAGCGCATAGTTAAATCGGAATCTTTTATTGCATATGCGCCAGCAACTTTTAAATCGCTAACCTCATTAAATCCTTTGTTGCCGAAAAGTTCTTTATATGTTAGCGACGGAATTTTTAAGTAAGCTGTTGCAAGATTTTTTAAAGCAAAACTAGCTTCGTTTTCGTTCAGCATGACCATAGCCGGCATAGTATCGAACCATAAATTTTCTAACTGTATGCCTAAGTCATTCGCTAAAATCGCTTTATCAAAACCGCCGTTATGCGCAACTTTTCTTAACCGCTTATCTTCGTAAAATGGCTTTAATTTTTCAGCAACATACTCTGCGTTTAGCTGTGTTTCATCTGTATCGTGCCGCACTGGAATATATGCGTGTATATCTGCGCTATAACAGCCAACTACATGACCCACGAGGTAATCCTGATAGACGTTTGTGCCCGTCGTTTCCACATCGAAAATCATTATTTCTTCCTTTTCTAAAAGGCTTAAAAGCTTGTTAAATTGTTCCTCGGTCTGAATCAACCAATAGTTGCTTGGCATATTATCGACCATATCCGCAAGTATTTCTTGTTGAATAATCGATTTTACTTCGGGATAAATTAGCTTTACCTCAGCTTTACTAAGACGTCTGCCCTTCGCAACCGCGGTAGGCTCGCGTCCAACTTTTCCGGCTTCTAGCGCGGCTTTTACTTCGGAAATCATGCGAACCTCTGCCGGCGTATTTTTCATAGCTTCAATGCGAGCCCACGCCTCTTCTAACGTTTCCAAACTCCCTTTTTTGCGTCCAGCGGCAGTTTTCAGCGCCGACTTACAGACAGAATCCGTGCCAGTGTTTAACGACAATTTTATTTTCGGTGCCATGCGGAACCCCCTTACTCTTTGCCTTTTAGACGGTAAACATTAAAGTCATCGCCGCGGGTATCGTATTCGTCACCGTCGTCGTCCAGGATTATTGCGCCGTTATCAACACCAGATGACCTAACTAAATATGCTATAGTTGGTGTTAAGAAACCATATGGTGCGGTTTCATAGACAATAAAGTCGCCTTGCCTAGCGGGACCCTGTACCTTTTTGAACGGTTGCCCATGAATTTCGAGTTCATCATCGCATGAATATGTGGTAATTGCCGCCATCCGTGTGAGAAACGTCAGCACCTCGTCAACACTGCCCTCTATCGTTGTGCCGTCCGCAATCTTATACTTAATCAATCTGCCGCGCCTCCTAATTTGATATATTTTGTTGCAGTTGTGTCGCTATTATTTTCATTTAACCAGTATTCTTTTTTGCCGCGGCATTCAAAGAAATAACCAATACTTCCTTCAATGCCAATTATGTAGTCTATTTCGTTGGTACTGTAAGCTTCCCCACTATTTTTTGTTGCATAAATTACTGGTTGATTTTCGCGATCAGCTCGCCGACGAGCGGTTTTTACTTGCACGCGGTGATACTCCCCAGTTTCGGGGTCGCGCCCTAAAAGGTCATAACACTCTGCGACAATGGGGCGGCTAACCTCCCAGCCCAACTCAGTTAAGAGTAGGCTAGCAGCGGTTAGCTCGCTTACTTCGCCGCGAATGGAAGTCGCATGTGCCAATTAAAACGCCTCTGTTGGGTCGATTTCAGGTGCCTCTAAGTCGATTAGAGAAACGTCAAAGCCCGACGCAAGTAGCGACTCAATTTGCGCTTTTTCATCCGCGATAAAAGTAAGTCCTTCAAAATTAACTGTTACATTTTCCGCAGTCAATTCCTTGAAGTTTTTAGCGGCAGTTTCGCTTAAATCTTCTTCAAACGTTGCTGTTAATGAAACTTTCGTATCTGTTTTTTGACCTGTTTTTGAAAGTTCGAGCGGTGTGGTTTCTAGGCGCCCCTTTTCTTCATATTTTTCAATAACAGAAATAACAGCTTCCGCTTGATTTTTCGTAAAATCTATGTAAATTACTTCGCCAGACTCTAAATCAATGAACGGCACAATATACTTACGTTTAGAACGATACTCCGACGCTTTTGTGCGCAATGGTTTAACCTCAGCGTCTTCTTTACTTTTACCTGCCTCAACTAATTCGTTCGCCTTGTCCTGATAATATTTTGACGCTAGGTCCCACGGCGTTAATTCATCAGTAGCGTAACCTCTTGCATTTTTAATGCTTGGTTTTTCTGCTTCAAAGCTATTTACCTTTTTGAAAATTCCGTAACTGTCGTATGCTGCAATATTTTCAAGCGGTAATGCCTTTACTAAAAATGTCGAACCTGATTTCAACGATGTAAAAGTACTTCTTTCGCTACTTCCAGCACCTTCTTGTGTTGCGCCTCTCAATGCTGAAATAGCTTCTTTTCCAACAATTGCCAACTGCAAAACTCCTTTTGAAATGTATTTTGTTCGAGCCTCGGACCAAGTGTGCACCCTTTTCCCACGCCCGCAAAACAGCACGATCGTAGCCAAACCGTTCACGCTGTTTTGCCGACGTAGAACTTGCCGGCTTAAATATCAATTAATTTATCTGCTTGCGTGCGCATGATTTTAAGTTCTTTTTCGGCTTCATTGCGTTTAGTCTGCACTTTTTCCAATTCAGTATTTAGTTTTTGCAAACTTCTACTAATTTTCGAAACTGCACGCGGATTTTTAGTTCGCGCAAGCTTCGCAGTTTCCTCGCTTATTTGCGAGTATAAAAGCGCAGTTGTATTTAATAATTCTTTATTGACTTTATTATATGCTCGCTTTGCTTTGTTAAATTCTTTATCTAAAAAGCGCGCTACTTTTTGCTTTAGAGGGTCGTCAATAGTTTTATAACATGTGCGCACAATAGCTTTATTATTGTTGTGTGTAACAACAAAAGTTACGCTGTCAACCTCATATTCATATGTATTTTTCCCGGTCATTCTAGTTGCGTCTTTCCCTTTTAACTTGTTCTCCGCCCATCTTGGTGCTGTGTCGGATGGTATTTTAAGCCGCTCTTTTGCTCGTTTAATTGCGTGCTCTGTCATAATAATTTTAGTTGACATTTTCAATTTGTATCAGCTCCTTAACACTTTCTTATTATATCGCATATATGCGATTATGTAAACGCACTAATTAGAAATATTTAATAATTTTTCATTTGCGTCTTTAAAGGGCGCATACTCTGCATATTCTAACCGAAAAAGTCCGCCAAACGCATGTTTTGCCTGCTTATTTAAAAGCGCACCTTTTTCATCATTGTCGCCACCTAAAATAATTTTAGTAACATTTAACCGCTTGATTAGCTCCATTTGTTGCTCACTCATCACGCTACTGCCTACCGCAATACCAACCACATCCGCGTCAAGCAAACACCAACTCATTGCGTCAATTTCTGCCTCACATACTGCAACGGTTGCAGATCGCTCACGTTTAGCAACATCGAGACCGAACACTAATTCATTTAATGACGTTGCTTCGTTCTCATACCAAAATTCTTTCTTGTCTGCACGTCGGTACTTAACGTTTGCTACCTTGCCATCTTTTGTGCGCCAGGGCATTACCGCCTTTTTACTATCGCCACCTACGCCGTACCGCTGTTGAACTGATTTTGCGAGGCCCCTTTTTTCTAAATATTCGCTAGGTTTCAAACATTCAAAGCCACTTAGCGCAATAATCTCCGTTGACTTTTCTAACGTTTGTATGGCAGGTTTTATTTTCAACTGTTCTAGGTCAGGAAATCCGTACTTTTCTTCGAGCCAGTCCGCGGTCATGCTGTAAGACCAGCCTTTCAATAGCGCTAAAAGCCAAACGAAATTGCCTTTTGTTTTCGAGACATCCACCGCACCAGAATCAGACCAAACCCCTGTTTGCAAATTAACAAAAAAAGATGGGCGGTTATCTTCGCGAAATGGGCTCGCTGCGATTAATTTGCCCTCGGTCCAACGCGCATGCTCCCAGTCGTATTGACCCAACTCCTCGATTATATCTACATGCAATACATTTTCACTTATGTCAATAACAATCACTTGCAGAACCTCCTATACTAATCCGCCCAATATTTCATATATTCAAGAGTTGCCAGCCAACGGGCTGTAAAAGCGTGGGCGCTCTTTTCTTCAAATAGTAACGTCGGCTCTCCGTTCTCGTGATCCTCTATGATGCTTGGTTTCATCCTACTATTTACTAACATATAATCAAATGCTTGTTTAATTGTTTTAAAATAAGGACCTGTAACATAGGTATGATGGTCGCTATATGACTCGCCATTGTCAAATTCGTAGTAAAACACCAAATTTTTTCCAGCTAACTTTTTGTCAGTTTCAATAATCCACTTTTCAATCTCTACCGTATAAATCCCCCCTAAAATTCGCGTACCAGTGCGGCTGTGTAGTCAAGTTCTTCAACAACACCGTAGCTCGGCATAAACACAAGCTCCGCCTGCTTTCCTTCGCCGCCACTACGCCCCTTTTTTATCTCAATAACGCCAGTGTTATCAACAGAGTCGAACGCTAGTAGTGCCGCAGCGTCTTCCAGTATAGCTTTAGATTTTTTGACGGACTCACGGCTCGGAATGCTTATTGTGCGAATGCCATCGTCAAATTTTTCTTTTTCTTCTTCTGCTTGTGTGACAACATGTATTACGCATTTCATTTTGCCGGCAAGTCGCCGTAGTTTCTTACTTGTAGCTGCTACGTCACCACCTGCGGTTTTACTTGTATTTTGCTCGAAGTCCATGTAATAAATCGGATCAATAACAACCACATTCGCTTTTGTTGCTTCTATATCTGCTTGCAATGCTGCTAAATTTCGCTGGTCAAAGTCATCATCATCTACCGAGCGTAATGTAATTGTGCCTTTTATATGTTGCCCCTCCGCCAATTCTAATGCGAAAACGCGAAAAGCTTCTTCAAACTCCGCAGGCAAGTCGCCTTGTTGCAAATTCCGATTAAAAAACCCAGTTTCGTATTTAGTTCCGTCAATTTCCGCCTTAAATATTTTACGTCGGGCGCTCAAACTACTGTAAGCGCGCGCCATCCACTCGAACCAAGGCATTTCCAGCGCCCAAATGAGCACGTTTGCGCCGTCGACCGCCGCCTGCAACGCTTCTTCCATCGTAATAATTGACTTGCCGCGCCCAGAACGACCATACCATGCGTAAGTATTTCCTTCTGTATAGCCGCCAAGCTCCTGTTCCACTGTCGGAAACTTAGAGTGCCAAATTTTATTACTTTCGCCAGCCTTGCGTTTTTCATATTCGGTCAAAAACTTCTCAGAGTCCAACACTACATCTGTGCCAATCCCGCGCGACACTTTCGTTTGCACTTCGATTTCATGTAACGCCTTTTGCATGTATGCAATAAATTCAGCACTTTCCATGTCGTCAAATTTCGCTTGCATGGACGGGTCTTCGAGCAGCTTGAACACCGCTACTTTGCCGCTGTAATCCTTGACCTGCTTCGCCAAATATGTATAAGTGTCGGTGATTTCAGGCACATATTCAAAGTTTTCAACCTGCGTCGACAAAGTTGCGTAACTCGGCACAACGCCTTCTTTTTCGTAATAATCGTGAATGAAATCGAAGGTTTGTCGGTCGGATTTCGTAGGCATATCGCTAGCTTGAATATTATATTTTGTTAACGGTGAAATATCAGCGTCATTTACTACTTTATTCAGTAGCAACTGCGCAAATTGTTTATTTGCCATTTCCTTCGCTCATTTCTATTAAATTTTTCATCAAGTCGTATGCCGCTTTTTCCTGCGCTTGGAATTCGCTTAAACCTGTACTTTTATATAACTTTTGTGCGCTCAGGGCAATATCTAAAAGCTCGTCTATGTTGTTAACCTGCTGTTCACGCGTTGAAGGCGCTGCCTTATTTGCGTTTAGCATTGCGGTTGTAAGTGTACCTGTTCGCAAGTATTCACTGCTATACTTTGCGCGACACACAAGTTCAACATCTTCTATGTAAGCGAAGTTATACTCGCCGTTCACGCCTGTTAAATCGAGCTCGATTTCGGACCATTTCGCGTCGGACGTCTCAATATTATGTGTATTAATTGTGTCGATGTAATAAAGTGTTTCGTATCCTTTCACATGTACTAGATCACCAGCGCCAACATGTATTTTTCTCAATACGTCACCTACTTCCGTCTATTTTTAGTCTAATTCATAAATATATTAAAACATGTAGTACGAGTCATATTCGATGATTTTACTGAAAGTTATATTTTATAAAAATTCCATTCATGCTTTTTCATGTGATATAATTATTTTTATTGGGGGTGATTTACATGAAACTAAACCATGAGTGTGTGCGGAAGCTGCTCCTCGAAATCGAAGATAAACAAGATTTCTTATTTCAAAACTTCAATTATGAGGAATTAAAACAGTTTGATTGCTTTAAAGAATTTGGGCATGATGTTTTATTCTATACATTATACAGATTAAAAGAGGCTGATTTTATTGACTTTAGTCACAAAATAATTAATGGTAAAATCCACTTTTTTTCCTTGTCGAAAATCACTTGGAAAGGTCACGAATTTCTTGATAATATACGTGATGATAAAGTTTGGAAGAATACTAAAGAGATTGCTTCCACTTTCACGAGTGCGTCTATCAGCTTCTTATCAAAAATTGCATTTAATCTATTGTCTGAATCAGTGAAGAAACACCTAGGAATTAAGTAAACGGTTTGCTTCATTGATGATTATTTGTTCTGTCATTGTTATTCAACCTCCTCTACAATAATATGAAAATCTGTTTCATCATTTTTTATAAATTCAATAAGCGTTTGTTTTATGATATTTTCATAAGCGGAAATGGTGATGTGATAATTTGTCATGATACCAGCTCAGATGTGATGTAAGCTATCTCGGATATATCAATGACATATATTCGTCGAGAACTTTCATCAAAAAAATTGTATTCAACCCTTACTATAGTGCCTGTTTGTTTATTTCTAAAAACTTCTAAACTGTCTGTTTTAATTGTTGTTTGTACTGTCGTCCCATTTATGCCATTCCGCATCCAACTTCTTCACTAGTTCACTGCTCAACTTAATCCCACTCCTTCGCTAGTTTCCATAAATAATTACAGAAGTACCTATCTTCTGGGTCGTCACTTTCATAATTAGTGACCAAGTCAAAACTACTGTTACGCCAATCCCACTTGAAACAAGTATTTGTCTTTCCTATCTCCTCTAAGAATGCCTCTTCATCAAAGATATAGGTACTTACTACTGCTGTCCCTCCTGCATACCATTTTCCAGAGGGTTTATAGAAATTTACCGTAATTGTCTTCTTACCTAAAGGTTCACTGCTCATTCGCTGCACCCTCCTTCAATCCCCACGCTGCAAATTCGGCTAGAAGTTCGTATTCAGTATGGCGGCTGATTGAATCGTATGCCTGTACTACCTCACCAGGTAAATCATAAGAAAAAAAGTCGTTTTCAAAATAGTTTATAGTAATTAATGGGCTGGCTGCTTTACCTGTCTGTTCTTTCAACCACTCCAACACAATCGCTTTCGCTTCTTGTTCGTTCATTCCGACACCTTCTTATCAAAGTATTTTTCGTATGTCTCCTTGCCAGCCTTCGTAGAATTTATATCAATATCGTCGTCCCATTCGAATTCGTTCGATTTGTCTATGTCTTCAAAGTGTGTAATGCCATACGATCGCTCAAACATGTATTCTAGGTGGTCTTTAAAATCTGATTCATCACGAATTGTCGACTCCTCATCAACATAATAAATAGTTGCTTTAAACATTCTCATTCCGACACCTCCAAAAGTTCAATCTTTTCCATCGTACAGGGAAAGTCCTAATTGCTCCGCGTCAATACTAGGTAAATCATATATTGATTGAAGCAATTTAATTTTGCTTTCTCTGCAAAGACCATATCCATATTTTTGATATTTATAGCTGCGATTGAAAGTTGATATAGGGAAAGGAATAGCGTTATCAAGGACTAAACTTTTCGTTTGAAGATGCTCAAAATAGTCTTCATGGTACATAACTTCAAACTGCGCTAGATAATCATCTTCATCAGCTTTTCCATAGTCAGTATAATATGCAAATTTTGTAATCGTAAAATCAAAATCATCTATTATTTGTTCTGGAGTTCCAAAGACACTTTTAATTAGTTCGATTCTAATCTTGTCTTTTATAGAGTATATTGCCCATACGTTTTTGTTATTATATGACTTGCTCCAATTGTCGGGTTCCTTTTTTATTAAATCCAAAAAATGTTCTTTAGCTTCAATAAAATCTTCCTGTTTTATAAAAAATATATCAATATCTTTTACCGGCTCGTTGTTAAAGATGTTTTTGAAACACCCTCCGGCCGCAAAACCTTTATGACCAACCAAAAACTTGTCTAAAAAGAACAATTGTCTAAAATTATAAATATCAGTAGTCTTCATCTACTCCGCCTCCTGTAAGATAAAATCAATAACACGATAATACTTAGCTTTTAACTTTTCATTATCTTTATGCGTATTTTCAATAGATGTCTTTAGTTCTTCTAAAGTTCCTTGAAAACATCCAGTCGTCCAGATTTCCAGCTCTTTGATATACGTGATTTGATTGTTTTTTCTCGTAGTATTAATTTGTACAGCTATTACAGTTAGACCGACAACATCCCGCCAATTAATCCAATTTAAATCGGCATAACTTAAATCTGCACGTCTTAAATTTGCATAACTTAAATCTGCATAACTTAAATTTGCATAACTTAAATCTGCACGTCTT